TGCAACCGACGGTGCTACGCTGCTCCAGAGGATCCTCGGTACCGCCGGACTTTGTGTCCTTGAGGAGAACGCGGGGAGCACCCTCGCCCTCAATCTCGATGCAGCCGTAGGCATCGGCACCGATGATGATGGTGCCGTAAACGTCTGCGCCACCGGAGCCTGCGCCGGCAAAGATGGGTGCGTTGGTGGTTTCGATGAAGCGCACGCCGTGGATCTTGCCGACTTCGCCGTCTATAATGCTCTCGCCGCCATTGTACTTGCTGACATCCTGCCACAGGGGATCGTTCTGGATGTCATAGGCGGTGTCAGGGTGGATGAATCCGATGAAGTACTTACCCTCAACAGGGTTGGCGTTCTGGCGGCGCAGAGCGCGTACTGCCTTCTTGATGAGGTCGCTGGTGATGACGTTGGCCGCGCCGACCTCCTCGGTGCCGGTGCCGGTGGCGTACAGGACGTTGGAGCCGTTGGCCACGATATCGCGGACGACGGTGTCAACGGTCAGGCCACCCCAATCGCCGAGAATCTCCGCGGCCTCGGTGGCGTTGTTGTCAATGCCGACCATGTCGAGCTTGTCGGAAAGAGTGACAAACTTACCGTACTGCTTTGCCTTTGCAGTGATGACGGTCTCCGACAGCTCAGAGCCGGGAGGGGTAACGCCCTCGGTCAGCACAGTGGTGTCTGCAGGCAGAGCGGCATATCTGCGAAAGTTGATGGTGTCGCCCTCTTTCTTGGGGATAGGACGCTTCTGACCGTACTGCCAGAACACCAGCCGGGGCTTCAGTCTCTTGAGCAGAGTACGGTCATAAAAAGTCTTATTCTCGGCGGACAGGTTGCCGTCGATGGTATTGGTGTTGTGGGTTACAGCTCCAAACGCCAGCATCATGGGAAAAAGCAGAATGCTGCGGAGCAGTCTTGTGAATTTCTTCATGTGGTTATGTTCCTTTCGTAGAGATTATGATTTTCTGTAACCTCCACGCTTTGCGATGGCGAGATGTCGCTCGAAGTCCGCGTCGGACATGGTCGCCCAGTCGACAGACTCGTTTGCGCCGCCTCCGCCTATCGAACCGGGAGAAGCTGCGCCAGCAGCTCTGACCGAGGCAAGAGCCTCCGCCTTTGCCCTCTCTATATCCCGGGAGCGGATGTCTCCGTAATGGGTTGACATGATCGTTCTGAGAGCGGAGTCGAGATCGATATCGTAACCTTCCGCTGCTGACACCTCCATGAGCTTCATCACATCGTCGTGGTATTCCTCATAGATTGGAGCCAGTGCAGGGTCCGATCTGATCGCAGCCTCCTGCTCTCTGAATCCAACTTCGCGTTCTCGCTGCTCGAACTCCGCTACTCGCGCCCTCAGACGGGAAAGCTCAGCGGCCGACTCAGGGTTTTCGCCGGCTTCGTCTGCGGACTGCATAGCGCGGTAGTCCTGCATTTCTGCATACGTGGAGATGGGTTTTCCTGTGTAGGGATTGGTCATGCCGAGATCAGCGATCATAGCATCCGTTCTCTCGTTGAGACGTTTGCTGAACGCTTTTGTCGCAGTCACATCATTCTCGGCAGGTGATGCAACCGTGGGAGCGGCGACACTCCCGGCAGCAGAGTTATCCGCACCGCCTGTATCCACAGGAGCGGTATCCACTGCATTAGCAGCCATGTTTTCGAGTTTCATTCTGAACTCTCCTTTCTGCGCTTTTTTCTACCTGCGGCGAGGGTCGGAGCGCATACCGTTTTGCAGCCGCAAATATGAAAGCGCCGCCTGCCTAATTCAGCAGGTGACGCTTCTCAAACGTTTCTGTGCTTCCGCACATGGGGTTCATGCACTGAAGTTTCTGGATCAGGTATACCTTATCCGGTTCATCGGGATTCTCGCTGCGTTCAGATTTGTAAACACTGTCTACAATTCGCAGGTCTGCATCACATTTCAGGCAGATCTTTGGTGCAGACTGGGTAGAGTTAAATGATTCATTTTCCACGGTACCCATTCCTCCATGTTAAATCGTTGGTGCTTTGGGAATTACCGGCAAGTCAACACCGCCCACTCCACCGGCTCGTGTCATTCCTGGCAGCTGCCCTACGTCAGATGCAGGCTCACCCGTTGGCATTGTCATACCCTGTGCCTGCAAATCATCCATGATCTCCTGAAGCAGCTGTTGTTTCTGTGCGTCCCGGTCTGCCCACTTCTTCTTGAGCCGCTCTTTGGACGGCAGTACATTATCAGGAATAAGGTCGAGATACTCGAACTGATTGATAAATCCTCGATCAAGGAAATTATCAAGGGTGGACATGGTCAGCGCCTCGCTGTACTGACTGGATGCGCCTACGTCAATCTTCAGACTGAACTCTATATCGGCGTAGGCCGTGCCAGTAAAGGCACGTGTGTTATCCATGGGGTCGGTGTCGTCCGATGCATCAGTAACGGTAACATTGCGCTCGGTGTTGTAGTAGGCCTTTATCATGTCCTCCCAGATCGCCCCGACCTGCTTAATGGTTCGCCAGAAGTGGGACTGGATTTCTTCGATGGGTTTTACCGCCTGCGACTGCAATGCGATGATTGCCGATGCGGAGATGCTGCTGCCCAGCGGTTCACCGGATGCAACCTCGTTCACACCGGAGACGGTGCGCATCAGATCAAATATGCTCTGTGCCAGAGCAGATGCACCGGAAGACATGGCAGGCGGATTGAGGTAGGATATGCCGACGCCGTTGCCGTAGTGGTCTACCACAACCTCGCCCGGCTCGTTGGTGATCGGCTGGTTTGTCGCACCCTGCTTTACGATGATCTTAGGCCATGCGGTCTGCTGTGCGGACAGCAGTTCCATGGCCTTGAGGAAGTTGACCGCTTTCTGCGCAGGAATGAGCGTCTGGCACTCGCCAATACCGAATATGCACTTCTTTCGGGCGTACCAGTTCATTACGGCTATCGGATACCGCTTGATGATGTGCGCCGCATTTTCGGGATTTGGTGTAAGGCTGCGCTGCTTGATGATCTCCACGTGCTCGGTGCAGCGGTCGAACACAACCGCACCATTCAAGCGGTAATACTTCGTAAGGACGGTGACCTTCTTACGATTTGTCAACTCACGTTTTGCCGAGGCATACCCCTCGCTTTCGTGACGGTCGTCGCCGGCAATGAGCTTGAGCTGTTCTTCCTTGATTCCCTCAGCTTTGGCAGCCACTTTTACCTCTTCCGCGTCCACGCGCTGAGCAATGATAATATACGGCTGCCTCTGTACGTCTCTGCATTGAGGATTGCCGAAGAATATGTTGAGGGGATCTATGCTTTCGCCGCGAATTTCGCCGACATAGGGATGCTCTGTGCCGCCAGTAACGCTGGTGTCGAAGTAATAGTGAAGTATGCCGGTTCCCAGCGTAGCAGCGTCGTCAAGCAGCTCGCTGTTAAGTTCCTCCTGATCGCACCGCTCCCACAACTGACGGGCATAATCGGTCATGTCCTTTGCACCCTCAGCTGCCAGAGCTGCGGTCTGCTCATCTGCGGAATACTCTGCAGGGCTGTACTGGATGGCAATAGGCTGATTAACTATGGCAGATCGCTTGTTGCGGATGAACATTTCCACCACGTTGAATACCGGTCGCGGAAGATTGCGTGTGCGTTTGGTAGCCGCAGGCCACTGCTCACCTTCCTTGAATTTTTCAAAGGCCGGAAAATCCACAGAGAAACCCATGCCTGACTGATACTCCAGTCCGGCTTTGTATTCGTCCCACACTCTGGTGGTCATCACGTCACTCATTCGTCGTCACTCCGCTTCTGCTGGTAGCCGTAGAAATATTCGTTGAGAATCTGCGCGACCTCGTTGCCTGTGCCCTTCGTTTCGGCAGCTGCGGCGTGGACTTTCCGAAACTCTTCAATGTCGTCGATGATGTCACATACAACACCGTCCATTTCCTTGGCTTTTGCGTCAAGGAACTCCAGCTTATCCAGCACTGCTCCCACAGGCTTCAGATCGTAACCGGCTTTGCGGAGCAGCCATGCTATAAACTTTCCTACCAATTTATCAATCCTCTCGAGTAGTCCTCCGGCTCCTGCAGAGCAGGCGGCAGGACATTTTTCTTTATGGGCGCTGCCGGTTCTGCCATGGGGCGACCGGCGCAGAAATAACGGATAGCATCCGGCGCATGAGTGACCTCGTGGGGCTCACCGGCGGCATCAGACGGGTGTTTCTGGTCAAACTGCAGCAGCGGTATGCTGCGGATTACATTCGGGCAGGTGCGGAAAAAGCGCATATTGGCGTACTGCCCGCCGTCACCCTCACGCACCTTGAGCCATTCTTTCATATTCAGCCAGCCGGCAACGCGCTCGTTGGCGGTCTTGGTGAGGTATATCCCGCTCTCGCCGAATATCTCGGCAACGCTCTTGCCGGTGTCCTGTCTGCGGTTCCACATATCGGGCGGCGCGAACCACTGGAATATCTTCTCACCGTCAGTCAGGGCTTTGATGCGCTGCGCCGCGTCGGAGATGATCAGGTTCGGCTCGTAGTGCTCCTTGTAGATGTACGCCTGCCCCTCCGGGCTGACAGCGATGCAGTATGCAGCCAGCATGTCCAGACCGTAGTCCATAGAAAAATACCGACGCCAGTGCGCCGGTATCGGGAAAGGATCAACGACATGGATGTGCGGTCGCCATTCGGTGAAATACTGACCGATGAAGGAATCCCACTTGCCGTACAGCCACGCGTCGCGCAGGGCGTCGGACAGGGATTCAAGATTCTTAACATACTCCGGGTCGTTCTCCATCAGGGCGATGTTGTCATAGACGGTCGCAGCGATGAATTCGTAATCGTCCGGATTCTCTCCGGGCAGGAAGTCGCGGTCTATAAAAAGGCGTTTGACCCACGCGTGGCCAACGTCGCCGGGATTGCACGTGATGTATATGTGCTTAGGGAAGTTATTGACGCCGCGCACGCAAGCCTTGAGCTTGTCAAACCAGTCCCACATGAACTGAGTCGCCTCATCAATGCAGATGATGTCGTATTCGTTGCCTTGGTAGCGGCGCAGGTCGTTGTCGTTATCGCAATAACCGAAGATTATCTGCGACTTGCCTTTTCTGCGGTGGCTGATCCAGAGTGTCTTGTCTTTCTCCTTGTAGACCGCGCGCAGTGGTTCAAGCAGATTGCGCAGCGGTTCGATGTGATTCTTGATGAGGTCGGGATACGTGCGGCGCAGGATAAGAATTTTTATTCCCGGCCAGAACAGCGCAAGCAGCGCCACCTTGACGCGAATCGCCCAGCTCTTGCCGCCGCCTCGCGATCCGCCGTAGGCGATGTATCGCGCCGTGGCTTTGAGGAACTGCCGCTGCTTTGCGTTAGGGCTGGGGATGTTGAGCTTCATTACTGTACGAACTCCTGCAGCTCGTCAGCGAAGGTAATCTGGATGTCGCTGTCGACGTTGGCTTCAACCTGCTGTTTGTCGCGCCACTTGTCGGGACGTCGATTCTTGAGCCAGAAGATTCCGGCAGCGGTCTCCGGAGGCACTTCTTTTATCGTCTCGATGCGTTTGATTTCAACGCCGCATTCGTATTCCACTTTCGTTTCGACCACAGTGTAACCTGTGGCGCGCTTGAACAGCGCGTTCTCGACCTCGATATCGGCAGCATCTTTGCCTTTTTTTAGTGCGTCGGAAATGTCGGGGAAGCGCTTTTTCCATTCGTAAAGCGTATCGCGGCATATACCGCACTTGGTTGCTATCTCCTCATCAGTCAAACCGTCACGAGCCCAAGCCTTGAGCTGCGTAAGACCATCCGGGCTGAGCCAGTATTCATATTTGCCTTTTGCCACGATCCGGCAGCTCCTCTCTGTAAAACAAAACACACAACCCGCCGGGTGCTCGTCCGACGGGTCGTGTGTGGATGGGTAAAACAATATTAGGAGGTAAACAACAGCGGTGTGGGAAATGCAAGAAAACCACACCGCCTGTGCGTAATCTTGATGGTTATATTGTATCGCCAAATCAGGGGCAAGTACAGTACAACGAGGGACAAATTGGGACAGAACAGGGACAAACAGGGGCGAACACGGGCGGATTTTATC